AGTGTGATGTTTATAGTAGATCTAAATCAGGTGTTATTTGCCACCTTTTTTGCTTCTGTTCAAAATCATACAAATGTGAGTATTGAAGAGAATTTAATCAGACACATGGCTTTAAATTCTCTTCGATCTTTGAATTGTAAATTTCGAAAAGATTACGGTAAAATGGTTATCGCTTCAGATTCTCGAAAGAATTGGCGACACAAAATATTTCCCCAATATAAAGCAGCTAGACGAAATGCACGATCAAAATCTGAAGTTGATTGGAAGTCTATGTTTGCTAGTCTTGATGTAATTAAATCAGAACTCAAAGAATATTTCCCATACAAATTTATTGAAGTAAAAGAAACTGAAGCTGATGATATTATTGGAGCATTGGTTAAGCAAAATGAAAACTTTGAAAATATTTTGATTGTTTCTGGTGATAAGGATTTTCGTCAACTACACTCAAAAAAGGTGAAACAATATGATCCTATAAGAAAGAAATTCATAACAGAATTGAGACCAAAAGAATATTTGCACGAACACATTTTAAGAGGTGATGTTTCAGATGGAGTCCCAAATGTCCTAAGCGAAGACAATACATTTGTTGCTCATATTCGACAAAAACCATTAACAAAGAGAATGTTTAAGCTTTTTGAAGATCCATCAACAATTGAAAGTGATAAATATAAACGAAATTATATGAGGAATAAAACACTCATAGATTTATCTGAAACTCCAAAAGATTTGGTAAATAAGATTATTGAAGAATACAAAAAACCAAATCCTGTTCAAGACAAGTCCCTTCTTTTTTCCTATATGATGAAGCACAGACTTAAGAATTTAATTGAATATATCCAAGAATTTTAAAGGAAAATATTATGGCTCAAATTGCAATGTCTGAAATTTTAGCAAAAGCAGCAAAGATCAAAAACAGAAACGAAAGAATTGAGTTTCTTCGAAAAAATTATTCAAAAACATTTCATGAAGTTCTAGCCTATGGATATGATCCACGGGTGAAGTGGAAAATACCTGATGGTAATCCACCATATAATCCTTCAAGTGATGTTTCTGATTATGCTAAGGCAATGCTATATAGTGAGGCTCGTAAATTTTATCTTTTTGTAGAAAGACCAGGTTATCCAGAACCAAGTCGAATGAAAAGAGAAGAATTATTTATTGGATTGTTGGAAAGGATTTATCCGGAAGATGCAAAGTTAGTTCTTCTTTTGAAAGACAAAAAGTTGCCGAAAGGCATAACACGAAAATTGATAGAAGATGCGTTTGGTGAATACAAATAATGAGGAAAATCAACAAAACGAGGGAGAAAGATGAGTAGATCAAGACCAAGAAGTGGTCGAAAATATTGGGACGACGATTATAATGATTATGAAGAAAAGCAGAATAGGAGAAAACGTTTCCAAAAAAGACGTGCCAGAAAAAAAATGAAATTATTTAAAAGATATAATCCTGATAAAGAAATCACAAACAATTGAATGGAAAAATATGCCAAAATATTTATTTCGAAATAAAAAGACAAAGAAACAGTGGTATGCATGGATGTCCATCACTGAAAGAACAAATTTTCTCAAAAGAAATAAACACGTTGAACAATTGATTGATGGTGCACCCAGTTTAGTTGATCCTGTAAGAGTTGGACGAAAAAAACCAGATGCAGGATTTAGAGATCTATTAGGTCAAATCAAAAAAAATAACAAAGGATCAAAAATCAATACCTATGGTAAATAGAAAAATCGACTGACAGCACCAGTTTGTTATGAGTAATCGAACAAACAAGGAGTAAAGAATATTGTTTCAGTCTCAGCAACTATCAAAAAGTGCTCGCAGAAAACTTAAAAAAATGAAAAACAATCAGTTATCTATAAATTCTTCGGGCTTTAAAATGAGACATATTGAACCACTGACAAAAAACCAAAATTTAGCTTTTAAGTCATGGGAAAAAGGAAAAGATCTATTTTTGCATGGTGCTGCTGGGACAGGAAAGACTTTATTAGCATTTTATTTTGGATTAAAAGAAGTTCTTTCGACTAGATTAAGAACATTAGTTGTTATTAGATCAGTAGTTCCCACTAGAAATATTGGATTTCTTCCAGGCGATTTGAGAGAAAAATCTAAAGAATATGAAACGCCATATTATGAACTTTGTCAGGTTTTATTCGGAAGAACAGATTCCTATGAGATTTTAAAACAACGTGGATATATACAATTTGTTACTACTTCATTTTTACGAGGTGTGACAATGGATAATTCCATTATCGTTATAGATGAATGCCAAAACATGAATTGGGCAGAATTAAACACTATAATGACTAGAGTTGGCAAAAATTCAAGAATTATTTTTGCTGGAGATTTTAAACAGTCAGATTTGAATAATAGAAGTGGATCTTTTGACATTCACAAAATTATAAGAGTGTGTGGAAGAATGGACTGTTTTGATTTTATACAAATGAAACCTGAAGATATTATTAGATCTGGTAAAGCTAAAGAATATCTTCTAGCTGTGGAATCTTGTGGATATTAAGAAAATATGACATTTCATCATGAACTTTTTCCATCAAATAACCTGAAACAAGTCAATACTGAATCAGGGAGATATTATCAGACCGAAGATGGAACTAAACTTTGGTCTGTAACAACACTTCTAGATAAAGTTTTGGGAGATCCCAAGAAAAAAAGAAGTCTGGAAAACTGGCGGAAATCAGTCGGAAAAGAAAAAGCTGATAAAATTCTAATACAAGCTCAACGGCGGGGAACAATTATACATGAAACTCTGGAAAAATATCTCTTGAATGATCCAAAATATTTGAGTGATGTCCTACCAGTTAACATTGAGACTGTAAAAAAATTCACCTCAGTTCTTGATGAGCATATTTCCACAATTTATGGTTTAGAGCATATGCTATATTCCAAGCGTATGCATTCTGCTGGAACAAGTGATTGTTTAGCATTATGGGACAACACCTTTTCAATTATTGATTTCAAAAATGTAAGGAGTAAAAAGAAAGAAAGTGATATACAAAGCTATTTTTATCAGGCAACTGCATATGCATTAATGACAAAATTTCGGCATCAGGTTTTTCCTGAACAAATTGTGATTTTGATGGCAATAGATCATCAAAAAGAACTATTAATTTTCAAAAAGAAAACATTGGAATATGTTAAACTTGTTTATAGTGCGTTCAAAAACAAAGCACCAAAAATTTTGGATTAAAAAGAAAAAACCATGGCACTAAAAATAACATTTCAGGGTGAAAACAAGAAACTAAGTGATGATGTTTTTCGACTTGCTATAAAATTTATGTTAGAACATCTTTTGCCAAAACGAACCATTAGCAGATTAAAACTCAGTATTTCTTTTGATCCAAAAGATAATATGGTAAATGCGATTGGGTATTGTTGTGATTTTTCTAGCAAGAATTATTTTATCTGGATTCGACCAACCAGAGAAAGAAAAAAACAACTAGAAACTTTAGCGCATGAATTGGTGCATATTAAGCAATTTGAAACAAACGAAATTTGTGCTTCTACAGGTAATATGAAAACTTCTTGGATGAGAACATTATCAAAAAATATTTCAAAGTGTGTCCCCAAAAAGGAAATAGACGCATATTGGGATTCACCACCAGAGATAGAAGCATGTGGAAGGGCAGTTGGTTTATGTATACGTTTTTTAAATCATTGTGATGACAAAAATATCAATTATTGGTGAATACATTATCCTTCCAATTTGGAGATTTGTGTTTTTTGGTTGTCTTTGAATTAGAAGATTTTTTCACTGGCTTTTTTGAAGGCTTGTTTTGTATTATTAGTTTGTCGTTCTTTGATTTTCGAGCCTTGGTTTCTCCTGCAAAACATGGTTGAACAGGACAAGATAAATCCAGTGTCTTTTTTGCGCCAACAGTCTTTTTATTTGTTACTTTAGTGTATACTGGTGTTGGAAGATTTTTGGCTGTATTCGGATTGTATTGAGATTTAACAAACAAAAATGCACCAAAAAGAACAGCGAATGTTAATATTGTCCCGATAATTGGGTTTAGCTTAAGTTTGGACATAGTTCTGGATTCCTTTTATTGTGGTATCTTTTCTATTTATAGAAAAATAAATTCTTTGTTTTATTTAGATACTTTTTTCTTAGTGTAGACATATCTTTCAAAAAGGATTAAAATGGGAATCAAGAAACAAAAAAACACTAAAGACATCAGTTACAAGCTAAAAAATCTGTGCAATCTGTTACGCGATGATGGAATCAGTAATCACCAATATGTCACTGAGTTGACATATCTTTTGTTACTCAAAATGGCGCAGGAAACGGGGCAGGAAAGTCAATTGCCCAAAGGTTATCGTTGGTCGGACATAGTAGAAAAAGCCGAAGCCACCCGGCTGAGTTTTTACAAGAGGCTAATTATTCACCTTGCCTCACATGGCTCAAGACTTGTCAAGAAAATTTTCGAAAATGCCAGTTCTTCTATAACGAATCCAGTCACATTTTCAACACTGATAGCCGAAATCGACAAGATTGACTGGTTCAGCGGCAATGAAGATCGACTAGG